CTACCCAGCCCCATCCATTGATAGTTGAGTTGGTTGAATTTTGAATGTAAATAGGTACACCACTGGCAATTGTTCCAGTAAATGTAACGTCAATCCGATCAGCCGTTGCAGTGCCAGCAATCGCCGTAACAGCAACAGGTTGTTGAGAAATGTAATAGCAACTTGGACGATTGTTTTGAAGAGCAATTGATTCCCATTTGGTGGGTTGTTGACCATATTCAAAATCGGTATCAATCAGCGACTGCGGAGTTGACATCCGCATTTTGCCAACAGGGTCAGAAGCACCCGGTGAGGCAGTGATGAATGGCGATGAAACGCCATTGTCGGTTTTGCCTTGAATAGGCAAAGATTTATTTGTAGCTGATTCAACAACCGTCCATCCAGACATAGCAATCTCCTATTGGCTTAAATAAGGGGCCGAAACCCCTTTAATTAGTTTTGGCTGTAAGACGGAGTCTGTGCGCCAGTGGAGTCTGCTACCGCATACATAACGGTATATTGCACAGTGCCAGCAGTTACAGCGGCAACGGTTGGGGTCATGGTGGCAATCACCTTGACATCCGTTGAGCCAATGCCAGCGCCATTTGGAGCGGCGGTAGTTGCCGCACCGCACCAATTACCCAACTTAGCGGCGGCTCCTGTGTAAGCCAGTCGCCCTTGAGTTGTGACATCAGTAGAGGCCCAATACAAGTTGGCTGTAGAACCATCGCCCAACTGAAGGTTGGCGGCGGTAGAGCCGGTAAAAGCCACCAATGTATCAATCTTGATGTCTACGATTTGTGCGCCAGCGGGTAACACGCAAATGGTGTCAGTCGTGGCTGAGGCCGCTTGGCCTGTGTAATCTTTTTTGAAGGTTTGCGAAACCAGCGTAGCGCCGGTATTGCGGATGTTGCCAACGGTTGTGCCAGTTGTGTTTTTAACAGTGCCCAACAACCAAGGGCCAAGGTGAGTTGCGAATCCCATAATTCTTCCTTTATGCAAAAGTCCCTACGTCATCATTGCATTGTCCGCTGGGGCGGTTGGCGTAGGTGTGAAATCCCAGATACCTCGTTTATACACCACATTTAAACGCTCTACAAGGTTTAAACGCAAAAAAAAGGCCCCCGAAGGAGCCTTTCTTTCAGACGGCTTAGGAGCCGCCTTGTGAACCCCAAATTCCCAGAGGGTCAGACCAGCCGAAGCTGTAACGCTCACGGGACTTGTAGCGCACGTTGCCGGTATCGAAGTCGCCGTCCATGCTGTTAGCCAGCGGGGTACGAACGAAATGCTTTAAACCGTTAGGAACATCAGTCAACAGATACCAAGAGTTGGAATCGGTGATGTAGTTGTTCACGGTGTAGCCTTCGGACACTGAGCCATTGTTCTTGATGGCATTAACGTCGTTGTCGGTAGTGCCAACACGCAGTTCGGTGTCCAACAGGCGGGTTGCAACGAATTGCAGGCCGGGAGGAACGATCAGCTTTTTGGGCTTGGCGGCAATCAACAAGTTACGCTCGTCTGTCCACTGTTGAATTTGAATGACAGCGGCTTCCAAAGAAGTCTCATTCAAGTCGGCGGCGGTAGATTGCGTATTGTTGTTTGTTGCACCAGAAACCAAAGGGTGTACTGTTGAGAACAAAGGTACACCATCGCCGCCATAGTAGGCAGTAGAGTTGGTGAAGCCGTTGTTCAAAATAGCGGCGGCTTTGACTTGCTTGGTGTAAGCCATTGCACGGGCCAGAGCTTTGGTGTAGCGAGCAGACAAGCTGTCGTATAAGTTGTCTTCGATGGCCTCTTCGGTCAGCGAGAAACCCAAAGCAATGGTTTCGTGGTTGTAACGTGCTGTAAACGCCTCTTGAGCATTGTCATAAGCGATGGCTTGGCCTTCGTTCTTGACAGGAGCGGCAGAAAAGCCTGACAGCTTGGTTTCTTCTTCAAAAGAACGCTCAGAAGTTTCGATCTCGAACAGTTCTTTATGCTGTTCTCCGTAGGTCGAATACTCCAGACCGAACAAAGCGTTCAATCCGGGGAGCAATTCTTTCAGTAGTTGGGCACGAGAAATAGCCATTTAGTTGCTCCTTTAAGCGGCGGTAGCGACGTTAGTGGCAGACTGATAGGTGTGAACGCCGAAGTTAAACTTCACGATCACTTCCGTATAAGAGCCAGAAGCGTTGACTGTTTCAGGAACCACATCAACAATGCGGAAAGGCAAAGTTGTGGTTGAACCAGTCGAGTTGTACACACCTTCTTTAGAGTCGCCGGAGGTAGTACTACCAGCGGTCAAGTAAAAGGCCACGTTTTGACCAACAGCCGCACGAGTCAAGCCACTGACAGCCGTCGAACTAGACAGCACAGCAACTTTGTACAGGGTGTTGGGATCATCAGCAACAATACCGTAGGCATCGGAAGCAACAGTAGCACCGGGCCAGTATTGAGTGAAGATTTTTTGGTTGGTTGATGGGTTTGTGTAAGAACAACCCAAGAAAACGCCAATCGCATCAGTAGCGGAGGTAGTGCCCGTAGCGGCTCGACTCAAAGTGCCACCAGTATTCAGACGAACGACATCACCATAAAAAATGGAAGTGCCAGAGCCTGAAGCAATGGGGACATTACGAGTAGAACCAGCGAACACCTGACCGCCGATCAGATTGATCGGTTGAAACCCGTAAGGGCCTGCAACGGTAGGATATGCCATGAAAAAACTCCAAAAAGTTTAGAAACCTTTGCCAAAACTAGATGAAGAGCGAACCTCTCTAAAAAGGGGCATCCGCACATCGTTCTGGCGCATAAAAGTGTTATCTACACCATCCGTCTGGGCTTGCGTCTGTCGGTCGAAAAACTCCCGGCGTTGCTGAGCAAACTCAGTTGGATACTTGCAAAGTAACAACCCACCAATCTCAATGTTGTCTTTGAAACGACTGTTGGGATCGATTAACAGTGAAAATTTCGGTTGCTCTTCAACTCTGACAGGCTCCAGTCCTTCTCGCAAATGTTTCGAAATGTTGCGAGCGTCTGCGTACCCCAGAGTGGAGACACGAATCCAGCGATATGCATAGCCCGGCTCTTTATCAGGCTCAGGAAGGAGTTCTGCGGGCATCCACTGCTTAGGACGCTCGAAGGTTGCTCTCGTATCCACATCACGGCTCAAACGGTTTATTTCAGTCTTTGTCATTTCAAATCTCCAGTTTTAAAACTTCTTTGCCATATTGCTCAGGCGAAATCCCCAGCTTCTTGGCGAGAGCTATTTGGGATGGCTTCAGCTTCATTTTTTTTGAAGCCGTGCTTCGTGTCGCAGGAGCTACGACTACACTCGGTTTCGGTCGAGCGGGAGGTTTGGAATCGATTTCGACTTCCGTCTCTTCTTCATCCCCAAAATTTTCGGGGAATCTTTTACGCATCGTTGCGTCAATGCGTCTGTAGTATTCGTCGGTTGTCGCATAGCCAGCACCGTTTTCAGCTACGAGTTTTTCGTGCAAACCCATTGCCAATGCTCTCATTTCGGGGTCTGTATCTAGCCAAGAGTTGCGCTCTCGCCATTTTTCAAACTTGAGATCACGGGGCGGTTGCTTAGACCGTTGGGGCGTTTGTACCACAATTTCTTCGTCTTGAACAGGCTGGCTCTTAAAATTCTCCTCAGCCCGCTCGGCGTTCGCAATCGACATCTTGGCATCAGTGATTGCCTCTTGGGCCTCAATGATCTTGTCGGTATCTCCTGATTCATATGCCTCACGGTAGTCTCGCTTGGCTTTTTCCAAGGCGGCGTGGGCATTTGTTTTGATGGAGCTGATTGCAAACGACTCGGTGTTGTTTACACGACTCTTGAGGGTTTTGTTTTCTTCAAGTAGCCGTTTTGCAACGGTAATGGCCTCCTCACGCTCACGGTCGGCGGCTTCTTTCGCCCTTCGTTCATCGTGGTAAACCTTCTTAAAGCCAGCAATCTTTTGTTTTGCGGCGGCTGAATATTCATCCAGCTCGTCTTTGTCAAGCTCTTCTACGAACTTGGGGTCTGATGGTGTCTTCCCACGATCTTGCTCGGGGGTATCGTCTACGATTTCAATCTCGACGCTATCTTTGTCGGCCTCATCGGGGAATTTGTATTCGTCTTCTTTTCCGGGCATGGTGTCCTCCTTATTTGCGTTTAATGCCACGAGGGTCTTCCACAGTACCTTCGACTGAGTCGTCGTTGATGATGCGGAATTCTTTGCCGTGGATCACAAGCCGTGTACCAGCGTGTGGGCGAACAAGAATGAAGTCACCTTCCTTGCACCAAGGGCCATTAGGGAAGCGTTTTTCATCTTTGTAGCAGTCGGGGCCTAGCCGAACCACAAACAACACGGTGGTCAGCAATTCCTCGTTATGCACTGTGAGTTCGGCCTTGATGATGCCGCTCTCATACTCTTTCTCCTGCTCTGGAATGGCGCAAAGAATGCGGTATCCGGAGGGAGTTGGGAGTTGTGTTGCCTTTCTTTCGTTGGTTTCGGGCTGTACCAGAGTCACTACTTCACCGGTGGTCGAACCGATTTCGTCAGTCATTGAATTTCTCCATTTTTTGCTTTTGGTCTAATACGAATTCACGGGCAGTCAGCAGACCTTGAATCTGACCACACGCTTTCTTGTACTCTGACAGGTCGTTTACGTTTCCTGTAGCTACAAAATCTCGCAACTGAAGAACTTTTTCGTCGATGTTCTTCATGATTACGTCAAAGTTATCCATCATTCACCTGTCGTCGGTTCTGTTGGCTGTTGCGCCTGAGTGGCGGCGGTTTTTGCATCATGCAGTTTAAACAACGTGTCTCTGTTTAAACGGTCTTTGGTTGAGGCCATATCGAAGCCCAATCGGTGACCGCTGAGATTTGCTTTGTCTTCTTCTGCCTGCTGTTTTTGGGCCAAACTTGCCTTGTCGTGGGCAATTTTGACTCCCAATTTGTGGCCTTCGAGGTTGCCTTGCATCTCCAGTTTTGACTGTTCGACCTGCAATTGAGCCTGTTTGAGGGCTGTTTCTGCTTGATCTTTGGCTGATTTGCGCTGGATTTCTTGGCCCTTGAGTTGCAATTCCTGCATCTGCATTTGGATGATGGGGTCTTGTTGTTGCTGTTGAGCCTGCTGTTGAGCGGCATCTGCTTGGTTTTTCTGAAGCAACTGCTGGCTGGCTTGGGCGACCAAGCGAGAAATTTGCACCTCGTACTCTGGCGGCAGGGAGTTATCGTCGTCATCTGAGCCAAAGTATGGCAAGGGCGCACCAATCTGCTGTTCAATCTGCTGGCGATACTGGAACCCAAAATGCTCTGCAATGTGCGCTTGCAGGCCAGCCGTGATCTGCTGGGCATTCGGGCTTTGACCCACAATAGCCGCCGTTTTGGGGTCTTGCAGGAAGTTCATGTGAGAGGCAATATGCGACTCATGATCCTGATAAATAAACGCCTTGAGCGGCTTGCTCATCATGGCATTCATGTTTTCGGTCAGTGGGTCACGAGGCTTCTGGTCGTCTTCCAGCGGGATCAGTTTTTGGGCGTTACGAATACCCAAAACATCCAGCATCTGGCGATGTAGCTGAGGCATATTGTAGATACCGGGCGCTCCCTGAGCCAACTGCAAAACAGCCTGATACTGAACAATCTTCTGCGCCATCGTGGCGGCATTAGGGTCGGAGACGGGGATTACCTCACAGCAGTCGTAGTCAGACTTCTTGGCTGAGCGGTCGCCATCCTCTGGGTCATAGGAGTATTCTTCCGGCGTGTAGTCACGAATGATGTCTCGCAACAATCCAAGCTCTTGTTTCATTGAATAGTGGATGCGAGCCTGCACGGCGGACATGACCTTAAGGGTGCGTTCCAGCAAAGCAAGAGTTGAGCCCACCGGGGCGTTGGCAGACATATCAGCGACGTTTAAATCGCCTGAGCCTGCGGCCCTACGCCCTTCTTCGACAATGTTTTCCAACAACAACATCAAAACTTGGCTTGGCTCTTTGTACGGCAAAGGCAACAAGTTGTCTTTTAATGTGCCGGATGCAATGTCTGCATCTCGCCACTCTCCGGGTGATATTGGGGTGTCATCGCCCTTGACTCTCATCCCCTTGGTTTTAAATCCGCCGGGTAGGTTGCTCAGTGTGCCAGCGTCAACCAATTGGCGAATCAGTGATGTACCTGACTTGGCAAATGCGCCGATCAGATGGATCAGGCCGAAGTAATAGAAGCCAAAGCCGGGGACGTAGCCATAGTGGACGAAGTGGTCACGCTTTTGTTCTGTTTCGTCTTCTGGCCTCCAGTTGCGTCGCACAGCCAGCACAGTCTGGGTTTCTTTGTCCATTGTGACGACGTAGGGGAGTGCAATGCCAGTTGGCTCTCCGTTTTCGTCGCAGTCTTCAAATCCGGGGATGTCGAGGTCAATGTGACTTTCATAGATTTTGTACCTGTCATCTGTGGTCGCTTTGAAACCCATCTTCTCAGCAATCTTTTTCTCTACCTCATCTAGATTGTTTCGTGGCTCGCCAAGTTCCTCGTCGGCGTAGAAACCCTGATGGATCAGGCGAGCAAGCTCGTTCTTTGTCTTACGCATCACATGAGTGACACGAGGGGAGGTTTGGAGGGAGGATGCGCCGTAGGGGACGATGATGTCTTCGGCAGGAACAAAGATGGATGTTTGACGATTTAAGGCTGGATCAAAATAGACCTTCTTGAATGCATTTCCGGAAAGGCCCAATCCCCAAATCATTCGCTCATGCTCCGGACGGTACTCTGTCATTACATCCGTTAGCTGGTAATTCATGTCGTCTTGAACACGAGTTGAGGCTTCTTTTTTATCTGGCGTTTCTTTGCCAATGATCTGGGTTTTGACTGGCCCAGCGGCAGGAAATGTTGCCATGATGGTTTCTGCTTGAAACTTGACCAGCGCCTCTGAAAGCAAGGGGTGGTAAACGCCGCAAGCGCCTTCCCAAGGCTCTGATCGCTCTTCGATCTTCATACCTAAAAGTTCAAGACCGTCTACATAGGTTTGCATCCAATCTTTGCGTGAGGCTATGTCGTCATCAATGTCGCTCGCCAAATCTGATGCAATAGTTGAAAGCTCTCTAGGACTGATGTAGTCAACAAGGTTGGCATCAAAAGGAATGTCTGGTTGCTCCGGCATATCCTCCACGGAAGCATCCTCGTCCTCACTGATAATTTCAATTTCAATGGTTGGGCCATCTTCCTCTTCGAGGGAGCCGAGTCCTGCTGGCGCTTGGGATAAACTTTTTTCAATCATGAGGTTCCTCAGTAGTAGGCCGCTTTCCTTCGGCGTGGGACAAAGTCTTCCTCGTCATCCGTGTTTAAACGAAGAAAGCCGCCCTGCCGGAACCTTAACAGCGCCTGACTGGTTGAGTCAACTAAGTCGTCGTGATCTCCGTTGGGGAACGAAGCACACTCCTCCATGACCTCTTCAGCCCAGCGTCTGTCTGGACACCAGACAAAGCCGGACGCAAATATGTCAGATATTGCGTTTACACGGGCTATCTTATCATTGCCTTTGCTTGGCGTGAACTCTTGTAAGGGTATACCAGTGCGTCGCATTTCATAGATCAGCGGCGCTCCAGCCGCCTTCTTTTCGATCAATAAAGTGTCGGGCTCCCATTCGTTGTACATCTCAAACGCCTTGGCTTTGAGTTCGGGAAACTCCATGCGGTCTTTAAACGCATCCAGCAGAATGATGTTTGGCTGTTCAACGCCCTTTTCATTGGGATGTTTAAACACTCCCCATGTAGTACAGGCTGAATAGTCGGCCCGATTGTGCTTTTCAAAGGCCGTATCCCAGCTTTGGATGGTGTATTCACACTGCGGCGGGTGATCTTTGTCCCAAATCTTCCACATTTCCCGCTTAATCAGCGCACCGCCCTCGGATGTTGGGTTTTGTTGATACTGAGCTTCCCATTTTGGGACTGGAATCTCTGCTTTGATGGCCTCAAGCTCTTCTTGTGACCAAAATTCAGGCCAAAGAGGGGCTCCGGACGGCATTAATGCAGGAAATTCAATAATTTCCCAGTCATCGCCGTCTCTTTTGATGGAATTTGCAATGACTTGGCCCGTCAAATCCTTCTTTGACCAGCGTGTCATCACAATAATGATGGCTCCGCCGGGTTGAAGACGCTGTCGAGGGCCTGAGCTGTACCATTCATAGACCCTGTCGTACACCTTCGGGTCGTTTTGCATGGCCTCCTGCTCGGAATGCGGGTCATCAATGATCAAAACATCAGCGCCCTTGCCGGTTACAGCGCCACCGACACCAATAGCGAAGTAGTCACCGCCCTTGTTTGTATTCCAGCGCCCTGCCGCCTTGCTGTCTGTGGATAACTTTGTGGGAAAGATACGCTGGTAAGGAGCTGTGTTGACCAAGTTCCTGACCTTACGACCAAAACCCACGGACAATTCCGCCGTGTGGGCGGTCTGAATGATCTTCTTGTGCGGGAATTTACCCAAGAACCAAGAGGGGAAGAGAAAAGATGCGAACTCTGACTTGGTATGGCGGGGCGGCATATTGATGATGAGCCTCTTGAGCTTGCCATTCGCCACACGTTCAAAGGCATCCGCCATGATCTTGTGGTGTCGCCCTGCGATGAATGAGGGCCACATATCCTCCACAAAGGGAATGAAGTGTTCCTTGCATTGCTCACGGCGATCAGCCTCAAGCAAAAGCTTAATCTTTGGGATCATCTCGTGTTCAGGCGGAAGCGTCTCCACCATGCGGAGGTATTCTTCTAACTCCGTGGAGGTCAGCAAACTCATAGCCAAGTAATGTCGTTGACTGATTTATTGGTCAGTTCTATGGTTCGCATCTTGCCAGCCTGCATCCTGATGGCCCCAGCTTTCTCTAGGTCACGGATGTATCTGAAGATGCCAGACTTACTCTTCATGCCAAGACCAATGGCAATCTCTTTGTAAGTGGGCGTGACCTTGCGTAGTTGCTGGCAGGCGACAATGAAGTCGTAGACCAGTTTGCTTTTCTTTCTCATAAAGTGCCTTTGCGAACATTTATTCGTTCGCAATATAGCACGTTTAAACAATTTTGTATGGTAGCGGGGGCTGGATTCGCACCAGCGGTCTTGTGGTTATGAGCCACACGAGATACTCCTTCTCCACCCCGCTAAAGGGTTGTTGACTACTCGCTACGTCCTTGATCGTCACCGGCGCTGGTACAAGGTATCCGCTTTCACCAACACGGCTGGGGACTGTTCTTGATGGGCTTGCCGAATCGAACGGCCTAGCGTCAAGTCGCTTAACCTTGCCCACAATCCCCATGCGTGTTGGAGCTAGCGCAGGGAGTTCCAGACCCAACAGTTACGTTATGCGAAGGAGCATGATCCGGTTGCTATGCGCTAGCAAACGGAATATACACCAAATTTAAATTGTGCGAACACTATCGCCAAATTTTTTTATATATAGGGGGTGGGGGTTTGTAATAAAAAAGTTAAGGGGGCTATATCTGTGGATTGGATGTGTGGATTAGAGTGTAGAGGCCAGCCTGTCGAAGCCGTCACAAAAAGGGTGGTGGGGATGGGTAGGGTCAAGCCTAGCGCACATCACCCGCTTTCGCCTTGTTCTCCTCGGTAACAGCGTTTAAACAGCCTACTGCTTTGTACTAGGCAACGTCACGCTAAGCATCGATGCCATCTTCGCCTTCAGTTCTTTCTTGAGCTTCTCTACGTCCAGATCATCTTCGTCACGATCACCAGTGTCAGCGAACATACCTATCGACTTGCCCATCATCTCTAACGCCCTGAGCTTGTCGCTTACCCTCTCAGTGTTCTTGGCGTGTTCGAACAGCTCCTGCATGATGAATCGCCTCGTGGCAAGCTCATCGTTGATCACCATTTCACGTTTGGCCTCAAAGACAGGCTCAAGTAGTAAAGTAATTCTGCTGTCGTTTAACAACCTGTTCGCATTTGCAATCACCGTGGCATTCGTACTATTCGAGCAGTCATATGCCTTGCGATAAGCCTCCGCAGGGCTCAATCCCTCCATCACGGCTGATGCGAACAATTTCATCTTCGTAGTTGTTTTCTTACTCTCGGCGACTTCATCTTCTAGCGGCTTATGCCCATATGGTTTGCCATCGCCTCTCTTTGTTACCTCTACTTGTAAAGCGGCTTGCCTTATCGCTTCGCTGTAGTCTCGTTCGCCGTCAATGATTGCATCTGCGAACACTTGATTGCTTGCATCGATTTCGTTCGCATCTTGTTTGTTTGAGTTCATGTTTCATTCTCCTCTGCACGGTTTAAACACTCTGCATTTGCAAACGCCATTCTCTCAACGCTAAGCACACAACGCAACTCGTTCGCACATTCACGTTTTGATGATTGCATCAACCACCGTTGCGGAGTGCAAACGTCCGGCGAGACTCCACAAACAACAAAGGGCGTTTAAACACTGATTGGCACAAGCTCACCACAAGCTCATGTTTATCGCCTCTCGCCCACAGCAGTCACTGCCTATCAAGCGCTTGTCCATTCGGCTTCGCCTTGCCGTCAAGCCTACCGTTCGCACTGAAAACACAAGTACTCATTGCCCTCAAATCCAAAATTAATACTTTCGTAAGTTTTGACGAGCTGGAGCTGACCAAAACGCTCGTAAGTCATTGATTTATAACGATTTGCAGAAAATGTGGTTTTTTTGTTCGCAAGGTGTTGCAAGGCGGTGTAAACGTGCTAGCATTCGCTTCAGTTTGGTGCTTGCATCAAACAACGCAGACCGCTTTGATGAGGGATTCGCAAACCCTCTAGTGCGAGCAAGAAAGCCCGAGAGGTACAGCCCTCTTGACTACGACAGTCACCTACGTTGACCGTTCACGCCATGCCTACCACCTACACACTCAGGGGGCAAACAGCGAACGATCTGACCGCTCTGAGAGGAGCGGACGCAAGGCACTGTCCCCATGCCCCGCTCTCGTGAATAAGGGCGGCAAGTGGATTCCACTTCAAGCGCATTGTTCGCAGTGTGCTTGTGGATGCAATCCGCATCAATCATTTGAAAGGTACACCATGCAAATAGCTGAATTCACCGCTTACACCGACATCGTGGTCATTGGTCAAAACCCCGAAATGGCTGACTACGACAACCCGCAGGGTCATATCTACGGTTTCGCCGCATATGTGCAAGCCGTGTCCGAACAAGGCGATACCCGCATTCTGTGCGTTGGTGTCAACCGTTGGGAGTCTGACGTTCTGGCTAAGGCAGTCGCTCAGGCTGACGCTTTAAACGTGCGCTTGGCTCTTGGCAAATTGCCTGTGGGCTTTGAGTCATGGCGAGAGGGTCACCCAATTTACGGCTCGCAAGCTTATGAGGACAAACCACATTTTGAAACTGCATGACATTTCAGCGGTAAGCCCTGCGGGGCTTATCAGTGCAATGTCGCACTTAACTGGAGGCTATCCATGACACCATCACAAGAGCTAAACCACAGCAAGAGCGTTCTCATTGCGTCGCAAAAGGCGTTCGCAAATCACCCCAGTGCAACCAACTGGCAACGAGTTGTGTTCCACATGGAGCATTACCAAGAACTGTTCAACACGGTATCGCTGGGCAAGGCGGCTCACGCATGAAACAGGACATTCAACTTCTCGCAGAGGCGCTTGAAGAGGCGTACAAAGCCCTGCAACAGGGCGACAAGGACATTGCGTTCGCTTGCATTGCTTACGCACAAACCATCATCAACGGTACACACAGGGAGCAATCATGATTCGCAAATTCAACGTGACAGAGACAGTCAACAACACCGTTCGCAACCACGGCGGCAAGCCGTTCGGCGAAATCTTCTACACCTTTTCGGCTCCCACTCACTGGGGTTCAGAGGGTATTTGCTACATCATCGAACGCTACAGCCTCAGCGCCGAACCCAAGGTCAGCTTGCACTGGTCAAGCGGCGGCACGAACGCTGATGTCAGCGACATCGAAGTCGCCTACACCATGAGCAAGGCATTCGAGCTTGCACAACAGCGCCTGATCGCCATCGGAATCGATGCAGGTGAGTCAATCAAATACAAGATTGCGAACGATGAATTACCCAAGAACAACTGATGAGGCTTGATTAGCCGAAACCGCCGTGCGGCGGTCTTGTTCAACTCTATGGAGGCTTATCCATGTATTACGTTTTCGCTTCTCTCATGTCTGCGTTTTTTCTTTCCGTCGGCTTCTCTCACCTCAGCGGCGATGTCTTCTGGGGCGCAGTTGTTGCCATCGGCGGCTTTTACCTTGGTCACGTTGTGACTGAAGCTCTCAATCACAAAGGGGTTTAAACATGATCATCGACTCCAACAGCCCACTCGCAATTCGAGGCATCAAGCGCAAGGTTCCAGCCATTGCAGTACCACTCGCAGAAATGGTTGATTACTGGGGTTCGCCCTGCGATGAACACGAGCAGGGTTGCCCCGCTTGTACAGCATGGAGCCTGTTCAACGAGACGGGCAAATTTGCAACTGACGATCAAGTCAATTTGAAATTGAAAGAGGAGGTTTAAACATGACTGCAATCAATCGTGAAGAGTGGCTTGCCCACGCTGTCGAAGAGCTTCGTTCGATCTTTAATGCGAACGGTTTTCCACTGCCCGACAAGATCAGGGTTACTTGTGGATTCCCGTCGAGCAAAGCTCGTTCGCAACACCGTGCCATCGGCGAGCATTGGTCACCGTCTGCATCAAGCGATGGTCACCATGAAATTTGCATCAGCCCTGTCGTTGATGATGCTGTCGAGGCGTTCGCAATTCTCTGCCACGAGTTGTCTCATGCGGCGACTGATGGTGACGGTCATCGTGGACGTTTCGTGCCCTGCGTTCGTGCCTTGTGGCTTGAAGGCAAGGTCACTGAGACTGTCGCTGGCGACACGTTCAAAGACAACTTCGCTCCACTGATCCAGTCACTGGGCGACTACCCACACGCCAAGCTGAACATCTCTGCTGTTCG